GCTCTCGGGTGTGTGCGTCCCGCGCTTAACTTCGCCTTGGGCGTCAATGAGCCACGCCTTTGCCTCGCGCTCGCGGGTGAACGTTTTTATGTGTCGTCGGCCGGTTTGGTCGAAGTAGTCCGCAACCCAGGCGGTCTGTTGCCCGGCGCTGTTGGTCCATAGGCGCTTGCGCACTTTGGCCATTTTCGTCACCGTTCTAAAAGGTTCTGAACGGTTCCGATTATGTCGCAAAATTTTCCGTTAGTCAAACAGCAAACGACGATCGACCCGGAGCTTGTCAGGCAAGCCCTCCTGGACCTTGAAGTCATCATCAGGAAATTGGAGATCGAGGTCGGCGACATCAAAAAAAAGGAAGCGTGGGAAACAGACGATCAGGCGTCGCTCGATGGGCTGGGCCGGGGGAAATTGCATCTTTCCGACGCGCTCCAGGATGCAAAGAAAGCGCGGGACAGCGGGGATCCGGCACTAATCATCTACTTCGCGCGAGAATGTCGCCGGCTGCAGGTCACCGGCCTCTACATCGAACGGGAGCGGCAAGAAGGGCAACGTAGGGCCGGCGGCAAGCACCGCGGCTCAAAGCAAACTCAAGCCGCTGACGATGATTGGGCGCCGTGGCAGGCACGGTTCAGAGAACTTCGAACTGGCGCGTCGGTGCGGGTCGCGCGGCGACAAACAGAGTTCGAGATGAAGCGGGCTGGGTTCAAGCTCTCGCTGACCAGCGGCTTTCCCTCAGGTGAGGCGATCAGAAAACGGCTCCGATAAAGATTTTTGGTATTCAGCTAGCTGGGTGCCGCGCATCGCCGGGAAAAGCTGATTACTAGGTCGACTCCTCAAAGGACGCGAGGAGTCAGATGAGCGACGACCAATCGGAGGATTTCAGCCTCGCCAATGACCTGCTTTGGGGCGGTACTGCGATAGCGCAGTACATCGGCAGGGCCGAACCCAAAGACGTCTACTACGCTCTAGAGCGGGGGTATCTCCCAGCAAAAAGAGTCGGCGGCATTTGGGTTGCCAGCCGTCGCGCTCTCAGGCGCGCCCTGCTTGCGGCATGACCAATGTCACCCGAAGTTGCCCCGCCGATGGTGCCAGCCACCGGCGAGACGGGATGCGACGTTTCCGGGCAGAAACGGGTATCCAGTAGCACGAATGGCCACGATGCGCCACAACTGCGGCCATACCAGGTCGCGGCGGTTGATCGGATAGAAGCCGATCCGCATCGGCGGAGCTTGATGGTCGCGCCGACCGGCAGCGGCAAGACGGTCATCGCGGTCGAGCTGATCCGCCGGGCGCGAGCGCGCGGCGAGCGGATTCTTTTCGTCGACCACCGCCGCGAAATCACGGCGCAGACCTGTCGGAAGTTGTGGGACTTTCGAATTGACCACGGCACAGTTCAGAGTGGCTTCCCGCCGCGACCGGGCGAGCCGGTGCAGGTTGCCAGCATTCAGACGGTGCACGCGCGCGCTATTCGTGGGTCGACGAGCTATCTGCCGGCCGCCGATTTGATCGTCATTGACGAGGCGCACCACGCGCGGGCCGCCACCTACCAGCGGCTGATCGCCGCCTATCCCAGTGCCCGAATTCTGGGTTTAACCGCGACGCCATGCCGGGGCGACGGCCGCGGGCTCGGCAATATCTTCGAATCGTTGATCGAGGTCGCGACTGTCGGCGGGTTGATCGCTGCCGGGTGGCTGGTGCCGACTCAAGTCTATGCGCCGATCCGGCCCGATCTAACCGGAGTTGCGGTGCGGCGCGGCGACTATGCCGAGAATCAACTTGCGGCTCGGGTCAATACCGATCGCCTTGTCGGAGACATTGTAGAGTATTGGTTCAAGCTAGCCGAGCGCCGGAAAACGGTGATTTTCGCTACTGGCGTTGCGCATAGTGTGCATCTTCGCGACGAATTTCGCCGAGCCGGGGTACTCGCGGAGCACGTCGACGGGCCGACCCCAACAGAAGAACGCGATACTATGCTGGAGAGGCTGGCCGGTGGCGACATTGAGATAGTCACGAATTGCCAGGTCCTCACTGAAGGCTGGGACTGCCCGGAGGTCTCCTGCATCGTACTGGCAAGGCCGACAAAATCATTGGAGTTGTTCCGTCAAATGGTCGGACGCGTATTGCGGCCGGCGCCGGGTAAAACCAATGCGTTGGTACTGGATCATGCTGGTGCGGTGTTCGAGCACGGGTTAGTCGACGATCCAATAAATTGGACATTGGGGGAGGACGACCGCGCTGAAAATTTGGCTCACAGGGCCCGAGGCGAATATGAGCCACCGGCACTGACGACATGCCCGGAATGCAGCGCAGTACGATTTGAAGGCCAGCCATGCTGGGTCTGCAGCTGGCACCCAGTTGCTAAGCCAAAGATCGTCGACGTTGCCGAAGGGGAGCTTGGTGCCGTCAACCGTAACCGCAGTGTCCAGAACGTAAATTCCGACGATCCGGTCGACTTTTATCGGATGTTGCTCTACATCGCCGAGGAGAAAGGCCGCAATCCAGGCTGGGCCTGGCACAAGATAAAAGAGAAATTCGGTATCGAGTTGCGGGGTCGGTTTAGGTCGATTCCGCCCTCAGATGCTGTGCGGGCTTGGGCGAGGTCAAGAGATATTGCCTTCGCGAGAGAAATGGCGAAACAAAGGGGCGCGCCATGATTGCCCGCAGCACGGTCGAGCGAGCCCGTGGTCGCTGGCGTGAGATATTGCCTCAGCTCGGCATTGAAACCCCATTTTTGGTCAATCGACATGGGCCATGCCCATTGTGCGGCGGGCGTGATCGATTTCGGTTCGACGACAGAGACGGTTCGGGTAGCTACTATTGCGGCCAATGCGGGCCGGGTGTCGGCGTCATCCTGGTCCGCAAGCTGCGCGGCTGGGATCATAAATCCGCCTGCGACGCGATCGATCGGATCATTGGTACCCGACTGGCACCCACAAGACCACAAAAGGGCGAGGCCGCCAACACAGAGGCGCGCCGGGCCGCCAATATCTGCCAGCTGATGACCGAAGCGTGCCATCCCGAAATCGTGGCGACGTATCTCGTTACCCGTGGTCTCACCGTGACCTCACCAGCGCTTCGGGGTCACCCGCGATGCCGGTATTTCGACGATGACCGCAAGCTGCTGATCGGCCGATTTCCGGCCGTCATTGCCCCGATCATTGCTCCAGATGGCGGGCTGGTATCGGTGCAAAGGATTTACGTCGCTGAAGTCGGCGATCGCCCCCGCAAGAAGATCATGCCAGCAGTCGGCACCATCAACGGCGCCGCAGTTCGGCTGCAGGAGCCCATCGACGGCATTCTAGGCTTCGCCGAAGGCGTCGAGACTGCCCTCGCCAGTCGTGAGCTGTTTAGGCTGCCAGTATGGGCGGCGCTCAGCGCCAATGGTCTCGAAACATTTCAACCGCCGGCCGGGCTGACGCGAATCGAAATATTTGCCGATTGCGACCACAACTTCGTCGGGCAAGACGCGGCCTATTCTCTGGCACGGCGGCTCACCCGGGCGGGCCTCGGTGTCGCTGTCCACGTTCCGCCAGACGCCGGAAGTGATTGGCTCGACGCCCTCACTGGACGCGCCAGCCGATGAGCAAGCGCAGCAGTGGAGAGCCCGGCTTCGTCAAGCTGCCGCTGCCAATGATCGAAAGTGAGGCGTGGCGCTCGCTCGGCATCAACGCCCGCCGGTTCCTCGATTTCCTGATGATCCAGCAAATACGCCACGCCGGCAAAGCGAACGGAGCGCTCCGGGCGCCGTATAGTCAGTTGGTCAAATTCGGCATCGGGCGTCGGCTCATTAGCTCGGCGATCGAAGAAACCATTCGCTTTGGATTTGTCGATTGCCGCCGCGGATTTGGTCGCGCACCGAGCGGTTACGCGCTCACCTGGCTGCCCTATGGCGACGGTAGCGCGCCATCAAATCATTGGCGTACCAAGCAACAGACCGCCGTAGTGGTTCCCAAGGGTGAACCGCAAAGGCCCTAGTGGTTCACCAAGGTGCACCACAAACGCCCAAAATGACCGGTTCACGAAAGTGAACCCCTATATAGATAAGTATCTACATACCACCCCAAGTCCAATAGCCGGCGCTGAGGCAGCGCTGTTTACCTCACGCGATGGCGCCGATCTGCTCGTCCCGCTCGAGGACATCGCCGTGGACATCGACGAATTCGTCGCCCGGCTCCCCGCCGGGGTCATCGTCGACGCCGACGAATTCATCGCCCGGCTTGGCGAGCAAATCGTCGACGCCGACGAGCTGCTTCGGAATTTGGCGAATCCTCAACAATCATCGAAAACGAAATGACCGAAATCAGCACGATAAGAGATTTTGACCCCTGTCCTAATTTCGCGGCGCTGAACGTGAAACCCGTGGCCGGTTCGAGACCCCGAAACTTCTGCAGGATTTGACCCCCCCTGGGGGTGGTTGGTGTTGCCTCATTGCCACAGTCCAACATTGGAGGGACCGATGCCGCACGCGGCTGGCGAGGGAAACGCCCTTGGCCGGCACTCCGGCACCCGCACCCGCGATCGGGCAAAAAATCGACGCATAGGTGGTCCGCCGGGCTTTCACCGGCATCAACCAAAGGGGATTCCCATGGCACTTTTGAAAAATCCGAGCGAGATCCATGATACCGTGGCCCTGGCCGGCGCCATTTATGGCCAGCCGGGAGTCGCTAAGTCGACTTTGGCTTTGTCGGCGCCGAACCCTGTGGTGATTGACGCCGACAAGGGGCTGCGGCGGGTAGAAAAGCGGTTCCAAGTCCCCGCCTGCCGCTCGACGACTACCGCAATGTCCTGGAGCTGTTTCAGTCGAGAGAGCTGGATCCGTTCGACACCATCGTGTTCGACACGCTCGGCAAGCTGGTGGACCGGATCGGCGATTACCTCATCGTCGAAAACCCAAAAAACGGCAATGGCAAAGGTTCGCTGTCCATGCCGGGTTGGGGAGCCCTTAAGGTCGAATTCCACAAGCTCCTCAAGCTGGCACAATCGAAAAACAAACATCTGATCTTCGTCGCACACGAACGCGAAGAGCGCGACGGCGAAATCCGAATTGTGCGCCCGGATGTCTCGGGGTCGTCAGGGAAGGATCTTGTTAAGGATCTCGACTTCCTGGGTTACATGGAAATGCGAGGCAACAAGAGGACCATTTCGTTTTCCCCGTGCGAGAAATACTATGCGAAGAACTCGCTGCGGCTGCCGCCAGTGATCGACGTGCCGGACACGGCGGAGAAGGGCAACACCTTCATCCGCGACGTGATCATCAGGGCCACGCTCGAGCGGCTGAACCAGGATGCGGCCGAAGCCCGGCGGTACGAGGAACTGCTAGCCGAGCTGGCGGCCCAGATTGACGCCGCTGCCAGCCCTGTGGAGCTTGACGAGGCGCTACGGTCCGTGCAGGGCGCTGAGGCGATTTGGGATTCGCAACGGGTCGCCAAGCATCGACTGCAGGA